AAAATGCACAAATTTATGTGCCAGTTTTACGGGAAATAACTATGAAAACCGATGAAATCATTGAGATGGCTAGACAGGCTGGTATGTATCAAGACCTAAATGTGAGCTTTAATCAGTCAATTCAGAATTTTGCCAAACTGGTAGCAACTAAAGAGCGTGAGGAAATTTCACAAATGCTTGATGATTTTGAATTGCATTTCACGGCAGACATTATTCGTTCTAAGGGCGAAGAATGAAAGGCAAAACCCCAACAAAAGCCGAAAAGCAGTTTCATACTAGGGTGGCTGCTTTAGGCTGTATCGCTTGCAAAAAGGATGGCCTATTTAATCCGTGGGTGTCAATTCATCACATTGATGGCAGGACAAAGCCAGGGGCGCACATGCGTGTTCTTGCTTTGTGCGGAAACCATCATCAAGACTCAGGCGACCCAAGATTTATCGCGGTTCATCCGTGGAAAGCCAGATTTGAGGAAAAGTACGGCACACAGGCTGAATTGCTGGCTGAGACGCTTGAGGCAATAAATGGACAAAATTAATAGAATTTGCAGTTTGTGCCACAAGCCAAAACCAGCATTAGGCGGCAAACTCCGGTTTTTCATGGGGATGAGGCGATGGATTTGCTCTGGTTGCGCAGAAACAACAAAGAGGCGCTAATGAAAGTTGAAATTGGTGACGCAACTCTGTACTTGGGCGATTGCATGGATATTCTGCCGACCTTAGACAAAGTTGATGCGGTGATTACTGACCCGCCTTATGGTGAAGTAAATAGGAAAAACTCAGGATTGAGAAATCTTGACCGTGGCGTGGCAGACGTTGCCGATTTTGAAATTAAAGAACTTGCAACACTTCTTGCAAAACATGGTTCTAGTGTTTACGTTTGGTGTGGAACAGAACAAGTCTCAGAACTTCGTGCCGCAATGGTTAATTTTGGAATGTCTAGCCGATTGTGCATTTGGGAAAAGACTAACCCAAGCCCAATGAATGGACAGCATTTATGGTTGTCAAGCATTGAAACTTGTGTTTTTGGAAAAGAATCAGGCGCAACATTTAATGAACATTGTGCTTCACCAGTGTTCAGAATGGCTACTGAACCAAAAGAATATCACCCAACAGCAAAGCCAATTCCTTTAATGGAACGATTGATTCAAGCCAGCACAAATGAAGGAATGACTGTAATTGACCCATTTATGGGAAGCGGAACAACAGGCGTTGCCGCAATCCAAATGGGGCGCAAGTTCATAGGTATTGAACGTGAGCCAAAATACTTTGACATAGCCTGCAAGCGCATAGAACAAGCATCAAGGCAGGTGGATATGTTTATTGAACAGCCAAAACAAGAACAAACGAGTCTTATATGAAAATTGAACTAGGGTTTCCACCAAAAGAACTATTCCCAAATCGTGCATCAGGTACGGCATGGGGCAAGTTATATCAAATCAAAAGCGATTACCGTCAAAATTCCACTTGGCTTGCAAAACCGCAACTTAGGGATTGGAAGTATGAAGGCGGTGAGTTATTTCTCAAAATCACGTTTGTGATGCCAGATAAGCGACAACGCGACTTAGATAACTGCCTTGCAGCCTCAAAAGCCGGCCTCGATGGGCTTGCCGATGCTCTTGGCGTAAACGATAAGGCTTTTCATCCGATTCAAGTCAGTCGGACGCAGGGTGACAAGAAAACGGCAAAAATCATCATTGATATAGGGTAAACCATGAGTATTGAGAAAACACTTAAAGATCGTGCCAAGACACACGGCAACTTTGAAACTCACGCGCAAATTAGTCAAGAGTTAAAGGCTGTACTTTGGAAGCATGATTTTCAAGACCTTGAAGCAGATCAGATTGAGGCATTGGAAATGATCGCGCACAAGATTGCTCGAATTTTGAACGGCAACCCAAATGTGCACGACCATTGGCACGACATTGCCGGATATGCAACCCTTGTGGCTAATCGGCTGAAATGAATTTAATTTATGACTAAAATGCACTTAATCACTTAGAAACCTAAAGGATTAGCATGAAAAAAGTACGGGACGAGAATTCCGCATTTACCGCGCAAAAGGGTCGCGGAAGGCCCAAGGGCATACCTAATCGGGCCACCACTGAGTTTCGGGACACTATTAAGGCCCTGCTAGATCAAAACTCAAAAAACGTCCAAAAGTGGCTTAAAGACGTTGCAGAGGGCGACATAACTCAAGACCGCAAACCAGACCCTTATAAGGCTTTGGATATGCTGGCTAAGTTGGCTGAATATGCCGCGCCGAAGCTATCTAGAACCGAAGTGTCTGGTGACCCTGAGAATCCATTGGTAATTAACCAAATTCGTCGAGTTATTGTTGACCCGACTAAATAATGCAAATTCTTGAATTAGCCACGCCTCGTTGGGCGGTGGACTTTTTGGAGCCTGCTCGTTACAAAGCTGCTTATGGTGGTCGAGGTTCTGGAAAATCGCATTTCTTTGGTGAATACATCATTGAGGCTCATGCAATTGACCAAAATGAAAGCACCGTTTGTGTTCGTCAAGTTCAAAAGTCTTTAGATCAGTCAGTTAAAAAATTACTTGAAAAGAAGATTGAAAAGCTCAATGCTGGCTATTATTTTGACATTCAGGACGCACGAATACTATCTACTCGTGGTTCCGGCCTGATTACTTTTCAGGGTATGCAAAACCATACCGCTGATTCAATTAAGTCACTTGAAGGTTATAAACGGGCATGGGTTGAAGAAGCTCAAACTTTGAGCGCGTACAGTCTTGAATTGCTGCGCCCAACGATTCGTATTCCTGATTCTGAACTTTTGTTTAGTTGGAATCCGCGTTTTAAAACTGACCCCGTAGATGCTTTATTTCGCGGTAAAAAAATGCCACCGAATAGCATAGCCAGACAGGTAAATTGGAGGGATAACCCTTGGTTTCCTGATGTTTTGCGCAAGGAAATGGAGTTTGATTACGCCAACAATCCTGACAAAGCTGAACATATTTGGGAAGGTGCTTACGGCTCAAGCCAAGGCGCAATTTTGGCTAAATGGGTCAACGAGGCCGAACGAGATGGGCGAATCAATGACGATGTTGAGTTTGACCGAAACGGCTCGCCAATCATCATTACTTGCGACTTGGGCTTTAGAGATACAGCTTCTTGGTGGTATTGGCAACCCGTCCCAGGTGGAAATCATGTGCTGAAATATGATTCAGATCATGGCATGGATGCTGATGATTGGATTCCAAGAGTAAGGGAAAACCTTATGTCTTTGGGCGCTTCATCAAAAGATGTGAAAATTTGGATGCCGCATGATGCCAAGGCCAAAACATTCCAAAGCAAGCACACAAGCCAAGAAAAGTTTGGTAAGGCTTTTGGGGTTGGCAATGTGATGATCGTGCCTCAATCTCGCAAATCAGACCAAATTGAAGCTGCTCGAAATGTTATCAAAACATGCGCTTTTAATCGTTCTATGTGCGATGAAGGTTTGGATGGGTTAAGGGCTTGGGAATTTCTTTACAACGAAGACGCTGGCGTTTTTAGCCGCGAACCAAACCATAATTGGGCTTCTCATCCGTCTGATGCGTTTGCTTATGGCGCTCAAGTTGTTCAAATGCCAAGAAAAGATATGCCAGCTCCAAAGCCCAAGTTTTGGCATGAACAGACCTTGCAAGAGATATTTGATTCAACGCCTACAAATCGCCGGACTCGGCTATGATTGCCAAAAGTCCGTTTGCCGATAAAATGGGCTGAATTAAGGAGTGCTGGTTATATGGCATACGATGCAATTTTTTGGCGGGATGAGTTGCACCGTCATAAAGAAGACTTTAGAAAATTCACGGAAACAGGCCGCAAGATCGTCAAGCGTTATCGTGATGAACGCAAAGATAGCGCTTATTCTGACGCTCGATTTAATATCTTTTGGTCAAACATTAAGACCTTAAAGCCTGCGATTTATTCACGTCCGCCAAAAGTTGAAGTTGCCCGTCGATTCAAAGATCAAAACGATGTTGGTCGTGTTGCATCAATGATTCTTGAGCGAATGATTGACTATGAGTTGCGTCAATACAGCGATTACCACTCAGCTCTTTCAAACGCCATTGATGACCGTTTGTTGCCTGGTCGCGGTGTGGCTTGGATTCGTTATGAGCCAAAGATTGAAAAGGTTGAAGAACCGCAAATCACTGATGACGTTGAGAACGAAGGCTATGCGCCAGGTCAAGGTGAAACAGGCTTAGAGGAAAACGGTTTAGCTGGTGAAGCGCCTGAACCTTTGGAGCGTGTTACTGATGAACGCACACCCGTTGATTACGTCTTTTGGGAAGATTTTGCGCACTTGCCGGCCCGTACTTGGGAGGAAGTAACTTGGGTTGCTCGTCGCGTCTACATGAGCCAAGAAGAAGGCGTGGAGCGATTTGGCGATATTTTCAAAGAAGTTCCGCTGACTCATTCGCCCGATAAGGACAATGAAGATAAGACCACCACACAATCGCTGAAAAAAGCGCCAGTGTGGGAAATCTGGTGTAAGTCAAGCAAGAAACTGTATTGGTTGGCTGACCATTACGATGAATTGTTGGATGAAAAAGACGACCCGCTTGAGCTGGAAGGCTTTTTCCCTTGCCCTAAGCCGATCTTTGCGACTGTTACTACCGACAGCTTGATTCCCGTTGCGGACTTCAAGATGTACCAAGATCAGGCGGATGAGATTGACGACATTACAGGCCGAATCCAGCACTTGACCCGCGCCTTGAAGGTGATGGGTATTTATGCTGCCGATGAACCTGCTTTGGCCCGTTTGATGAAAGAAGGCAACGATGCCGTGATGATTCCCGTCACGAATTGGCCTGCTTTTGTTGAAAAAGGCGGCTTGCAAGGTGCTGTTCAGTTTGTGCCATTGGGCGATATTGTTCAGGCACTTTCAACGTTGTACCAAGCCCGTGAGTCGTGCAAACAGATCATTTACGAAACAACAGGCTTGAGCGACATCATTCGCGGCGCGTCTGTGGCTTCGGAAACCGCTACGGCTCAAAACATCAAGGCTCAATTCGCGTCTATTCGTTTGAATGACATGAAAGACGATGTGGCTCGTTTTGCGCGTGATTTGCTGCGCATGAAAGCCGAAGTTATCTGTTCTAAGTATCAGCCTGAAATCATTTTGGAAGTGTCCGGTATTGCCAACACGCCAGATGCTCAGTTTGCTCCTCAAGCAATTGCTTTGTTGAAAAACGAGCCTTTGCGCAATTTCACAATTGATATTGAAACTGATACGCTTGTCCAACTGGATGAGCAAAGCGAAAAGCAAAGCCGTGTTGAATTCTTGCAAGCCGCTGGCGGTTTCTTGAGTCAGGCGGTACAAGCCTCGCAAGTCAATCCTGATTTGGCTCCGCTAATGATGCAAATGCTGTTGTTTGGAGTTCGTGGCTTTAAGGCTGGTCGTGAATTAGAAGGCCAATTTGAGCAAACCATGCAACAAATTGACCAAGCGCAAAAAGCTAAAGCGGCACAGCCTCCACAGCCAACGCCAGACCAAATTAAAGCGCAGGCAGAAGCTCAGAAATCGCAAGCTGATTTGCAGATTGAACAAACTCGGATGCAAATGGAACAGCAAAAAGCTCAGTTTGAAATTCAAATGGAGCAATCAAAGCTGCAAATGGAGCAATGGAAGGCTCAACTTGAGTCCGAAACTAAGAAGGAAATTGCTCAGTTGCAAGCCAACACCGATTTGCGCTTGAAGGGCATGGACAAGTCTACGGATTTGATTGAATTTAATGATCTAGGCCAACAACAAGCCTCGGCAGTAATTCAAAACACGCTTGAGCAAAGCAATCAAGCAATGACCGCAAATATGGCGCAAGTCATCCAAGCGATTCAGGCTTCAAACGAGCAACAAACTCAAACCTTGGCAAATATGGTCGCTCATCTGACCAAGCCCAAGCAAGTGTTGCGTGATAACAACGGCAAAATCATAGGGGTCCAATAATGGCATCATTCGTCAAATATTACAAAGGCGTTGAGGCGCTTTTAGAGGGTATCAACGCAGGCTCGGACGCATGGAAAGTCGCTTTGACTAACCGCGCTCCGGTTGTAGCAACTGACGCTACATTGACAGACGCTACGGAAATTGCTGCTGGTAATGGTTACACGGCTGGCGGTAATGCTGCGTCAACCACTTCGTCAACTCAAACTGGTGGCGTCTACAAACTAATTTTGGCTAGTCCCGCCACTTGGACTTGTTCGGGTGCGACTATGGGGCCATTCCGATATGCTGTTTTGTACGATTCCACTACAAACAACCTGATTGGTTATTGGGACTATGGTTCGTCTGTGACTTTGCTTTTGAGCGAAACTTTCACAGTCAGCTTAGATGGTTCTAACGGCGTGTTCTCGGTGACTTAATGGCAACAAATGCCGTTTATGGCGTAGCAACCTATGGCAGCAGCCAATATGGAACGCTGTTTGTCACGGCTACTGCTGGCGCTTACACCATTACTGGCAATTCTGCCAGTTTTGGGCATGCCTATGTAGTCACGGCGGCGGCTGGTGCTTATACGTTAACTGGTTCTGATGCCAGTTTGACGGTTAGCCACGTTCTTGCAGGTAATGCCGGCTCTTATTCGCTAACAGGGTATGACACCACCCTGATTCACAATGATGTTATTTATGCCGGTTCATGGGCATTTAATATCACAGGATATGACGCCGGTTTAACTGCTACTCGGTTGTTATTTGCTGATGCTGGCGCTTATACGCTTGTCGGTGGTGATGCTGTTTTAGCCAAGAGCACTATTTTTGCTTGCGATGCTGGTTCTTATTCGTTGGTCGGTAATGTTGCTGGTTTAACCTATCAGCCTATATCAATTCAGACCACAGGCGGCGTCACTAAAAAAGTTAAAACACCGATTAAAAAGAATCAGCGAGCCGAAATAGAGGCCGCGGTTCGTGAAGCGTTTGACAAGATGGATGGCACTTATGTGCCTGAAACAGTTGTAGCCAAAATCCAAAAAGAAGTTAAGCGTGAAATCAAGCAAATAGATTTGGCACAATATGAGGCAGCAATGGCGCAGGTAAATGCGTTACTATTGCAGGCACAAATTCAGATTCATGCTTATGAGTCAGAATTGGATGACGAAGAATCACTACTGATGCTTTTATAAATGCCCATTTACATTGTCAAATGTCCCAAATGCGAATCTCACCAAGAGATATTCCGCAGCCTCGCCAATTTTGATGATTTACCCGATTGTTGCGGCGTAAAAGTTGAACGTCAGCTTTGTGCACCAATGGTGATTGCGGATATTCAACCTTACCGATCAATGGCAACTGGCGAAATGATTATGTCCAGGTCGCAGCACCGAGATCATTTAAAAGCTACCGGATGTGTTGAGGTTGGGAATGAACCCATAAAACCTAAGACACAATCATGGATTGAGCAAAAAGCCCAAAAAGATACACTCCGCAAGGAAATCGCAGCTCGTTTTGACACTATCTAGGAGAAAAAATGTCAGACCAAACCTTGGAAACCCAAGCCGTAGTCACAGAACCCGAAGACACCCGCGATGTTATCGCCCGTGAATTTGACAAGCTAGATGAGGCTGAAAAAGCCAAAGAGGAAAGCTCATCCCATGAGCCTGCCAAAGCTGAACCTGTAAAAGCAGAGCCAAAGGCTGAAGATCAGCCCAAAGCTCAAGAAACAGAGCCAAGAAACGAGCCTGCTGCTGAAGACAAATCTCAGCGCAATCCTTTTGCCGCATGGAAAAAGCCTGCACAAGAGGCTTTGAACCAATTACCGCCTGAGACTCAGCAATTCATCGTTGAGCGTGAGCAGCAATTCCACAAAGGTATTCAGCAATACAAAGAAGACGCCCAAAAAGGCCGAGTTTTGAGCAGCGCTCTGGCTCCGCACATGGAATATCTGCAACAACTGCAAGTTGCGCCTGAAGTTGCGATCAATAAACTGATTGAAACCGAACGACGTTTACGCACTTCAAGCCCTGAAGTAAAAGCCAAAGAATTTGTACGTCTTGCCCATGATTACGGGATTGACATAAATAATTTGACAAATGTCCAATTTGACCCTTATCATCACAACTTAGAGCAACGCCTCGCCCAACAGCAAGCGGCGCTCGAACAAATTACGCAATCTCGACAGATGGCGGAAGAAGCGCAACTCGGTCAAACAATCGAGCAATTCGCGCAATCGCATGAGCATTTCGATGAAGTGCGGGAAACGATGGCTGACCTTTTAGACAAGGGCTTCGCAACCGACCTGAACGATGCTTACGCAAAAGCAGTGCGTTTGAATGACAATTTATTTGGACAAGTGCAAACAGCGCCCCAAACAAATAACCTTCAACGTGCGAATGAAGCAGCTAAAGCTGCCAAGGCTTCTGCCGTGTCTGTCAAAGGTTCTCCTACGGGTGTCACACGCCCCCCAGAGCCAAAGACAACCGAAGAAGCCGTAAGGCAAGCAATGGCGAATCTCGGACTTTGACTTTAATTTAAAGGAGGCCACATGGCTTACGCAAATAGCGCGATCTCAGACATTATCGCAACCACTATCGAATCTCGTACCAAATCGGCACAAGATAACCTGACAAACAACAACGCTTTGTTGATGCGCTTGAAAGAGCGTGGCAACGTGAAGACAATCTCCGGTGGTTCTACCATCTTGCAAGAGATTTTCTACAACGACCCAAACACCAACTTTGCTAACAGCTACTCGGGTTACGAAACTATCAACATCAGCCCTGATAGCCCCATTTCTGCTGCTCAGTTCACAATGAAGCACTATGCTGACGCTGTGACCATTAGCGGCCCTGAAATGCTGCAAAACAGCGGTAAAGAGCAGATGATTGAATTGATCGCCACTCGCGTTGAAGTTGCTCAAGCTCGCTTGGCTAACAAAATCGACGTTGACCTGCATGGCGACGGTACATCTAACGGTGGCAAAGCCTTGGTTGGTTTGGCTGCAATGATCTCTACATCTCCTTCATCTGGTACTTATGGTGGTATCGACCGTTCTGCTTGGACTTTCTGGCAAAACGGCGCTTACACTGGCACTGGCTTGACAGGTGGCGCTTTGACCGCATCCAACATCCAATCCGCAATGAACACTGTGGCTTTGAGCCGTGTTCGCGGTAACGACCGTCCTGACCTGATTTATGCAGGTACAACCGCCTATTCTCTGTATTTGAGCAGCTTGCAAGCTATCCAGCGTATTACCGATGACAAATTGGGCGCTGCTGGTTTCACAGCCATCAAGTATTACGGTTCTGGCGGTTCTGCTGACGTTGTGTTGGGTGGTGGTATCGGTGGCAACCAAACTGCAACCCGTATGGACTTCATCAACACCAAGTTCACTCACTTCCGTCCTCACAAAGATCGCAACTTTGTTGCAATCGGCGGTGATCGCCAAGCTGTTAACCAAGACGCCATCGTGCGCTTGATCGGCTGGTCTGGTGCTTTGACTTGCTCGGGCGCTCAGTTCAACGCAACTCTCTCTGTGTCTTAATTGATACGGTATTGAAAGGAAAATAATCATGGCATATACCATTCAAACCGCTTTGGTTGGCGCACAACCTATCGCTGTGACTGACACAGTGCAAAACCATCCCCTCGGCACTCGCGTGTTCGCTACTGACCCAACTTATGGTGCTGGCGAATTCGTGTACCTGAAGGGCTTGGCTTCTACTGCTGTCGGTAACGCTGTCATTTATGACCAATACGCCGGTACTTCTACTCGCGCTGTTGCTGGTTCTCGTGGCCCTGTTGCTGTTGCAATGTCGGCTAACGTGGCTAATCAATACGGCTGGTATCAAGTTTCTGGTTCTGCTGTGCTGACAACTGGCACTGTGGCTGCAAACGCTCTGATGTATGTGACTGCTACTGCTGGCACATTGGATGACGCTGTTGTGGCTGGCGATAAGATTGACGGTGGCGTGTTTAAGACCGCTAACGGCACTCCTGGCACTGGCTTGGCAATCGCTCAGATTTGCCATCCTAGCTTGAACGGCAACGGTTAATCTGTTGTAATATAAGGGTGCAGGCATATCGCCTCGCACCCTTTTTTTATTGGAGAAACAATGGCTGAACAAATCGCATACGTTGGAGACACCTCCGGCGATGAGTTTTTGGACGTAACCTTTTATTCAAAAATCATTGACGACAAGGAAGTTGAATTCATCAACCTCAAAGTCCCTGGTGATAAAACCTTGGAAATTGACGTTGAAGCAACTGACGAATATCGTGCTCGCTTTGGTCGTAAATATGCGGCTTATAAGCAGATGCAAGGTATGACGGGTACTCCCATTGAAGAATGGTCCGAAGTCCCTGATGGATTTAAGCGTGAATTGGCTTATTTAGGTTTCCGCTTTGTTGAGCAGCTTGCTGGCGCTCCTGATTCAGCGTTTACGCGCATCATGGGTGGTCTGCAATGGCGAGTCAAAGCACAAGCATTTTTGAACCGTGGCAAAGTTGGTGCTGATGATGTTATCAAGCAACAGCAAGCTCAAATTGAACAATTGCAAGCGCAAATGGCTATCCTTATGGGAGACGCTCCGAAGCGTGGACGAAAGCCCAAAGAAACTGCTGATGAAGTAGAATCCGAGGCAAATTGATGGAGTAATAAATGGCAACCTTTCTCGAAAACATGCAATCGGTATGTGCCGAATTAGGGTTGCCATCTCCTTCAGTTATAACGGGTAATACCGACGATATGGTGGTGCAGTTATCTGCACTGATGAACCGCGTCGGCACTACCTTAACAACTGAAAATGACTGGCAAGCGCTGGTTAAAGAATATCGTTTCCAAACGGTTTATTACCAATACACCGGAAACGTGGCGTTAAACGCCTTGCAGCTTACTGGTATGTCCAGCACCACAGGTCTGACCTCAGATTTCATGGTGATGGGCAACGGCATCATGCAAGACACATTCGTGACTTCTGTTGCTGGCTCTGCTGTAAACATCAACATCAATGCCACTGGCGCATATACAGGGCAGACCTACACATTCGGTCAGGTCAACTATGCAATGCCTGCTGACTATCAACGGATGGTCAATAAGACGCAGTACAACAAATCCAATCGTTGGTCTGTCATTGGCCCCAAAGATGCCCAAGAATGGCAATGGCTCAAGGCTTCTTATGTGACCACCGGCCCTCGTATGCGTTTCCGTATCGCAGGCAACAAGTTTGTGATTTGGCCCATGCCAACGGCGCAAGTAATTCTTGGTTTTGAGTATCAATCAGGCTCATGGGCTGCATCTTCAACAGGTACAGCGCAACAAAAGCTAATCAATGACAACGACACAAGTTTGTTCCCTGATTACCTGCTGGTCTTGGGCACAAAGTTAAAGTATTTCCAAATCAAAGGCTTTGATACTACTGATTTGAAAGCAGATTATTTGCGTGAGTTGAGTAAATTCAAGGCGCAGGATGCTGGTGCAGATACATTAAGTTTAGCGCCTCGCTACCCGAATATTCTCCTCACCCAGAACAACTTACCCGATACGGGTTATGGAAATACCACCTCGTAGGGTTTGTAAATATATCCGCGAATATGTTATATTTAATTCTCTCTCTAATGAAAGGATTAAATATGCGAACAGGTCGACCAAAAAAGAATGTGACTTTCTGGGATAGATTGGATGCTCAATCTCATACCAATGAAGCGGGTTGTAAAATTTTTACTGGCTCAAGAGATAAAAGCGGTTATGGATGGGTGATGAAAGAAGGCAAGCAAGTCTTAATTCATCGTGAAGTGTTTAAAAAACATAACCCAGATATTGAAGTCACTGGTGTCATCATGCACATTTGCGATGTAAGAAATTGCATAAATCCTGACCATTTGCGTCATGGCACTCAAGCCGAAAATTTTGCTGATATGGTTGAAAAAGGTCGCAGAGTAACGGCAAAAGGGTCTAGAAATCAGGGCGCAAAACTCGTAGAATCTGTGATACCTGAGATACGGAAATTAGCCGCAATGGGTGTTAAGCACACAAGACTTTCACAAGATTTTGGTGTCAGCATAACCGCTATCGGAAGAATCGTTAGCCGAAAAACTTGGAGCCATGTGCCATGAATTACACCGGAAAACTAGCTGAAATGTTGCGCAGACCTTTCAATGATATTGACGCAAAAATGATGCCTCAAACCAATGAAAAGGAATACGGTCAAAAGCTGCTTGAACACCATCCGATTGAGTCAAAGGTTGAAGTGCAACCTTACGGCATGGCTTTGAAGAAGATTTAAACAATGATCGCCAACTTCTCAGGCACTCCAAAGCGTCTTTATCAAGGCGCAATTGGTAACACCTCTACAACGCTTTACACGGCTCAACCTGATGGCAAGACTGCGATTCTTGACATCATGGTTGTGAATACGACTTCTGCCCCGATCAACTTCACAATGTATATCGGTTCGGCTTCGGCTGGTAATGCGTTTGGCTGGTATAGCTCGTCTATTCCTGCTTATTCGTCCATGCAATACGCTGGTTTTCAGATTTTGAACCAAAGCGAAGTTTTGTTAAGCGTTGGCTCGACTACTGGTTTGACTGCAACAATCAGCGGGATTGAGCGCGTATGAAAATTACCCGTTACCCTGGCGATAATTCAAGCGGTAACGGACTGCTGTATGGCGCGTTTTCTGATACCACTTCGCAGAATATTGCGGTGGCTAACACGCCCCAAGTCATTACGATGAACACCACCGATTTGGTGGATGGTGTTTATCTTGATGCTGTGAACACTTCGCGGATTATGTGTCCGGCTTCGGGCCGATACAACTTTCAATTTTCTTTACAGCTTCAGAGTTCAAATGCAAGCACAAAGACGGTTGCAATTTGGGCTAGAGTTAATGGAACTGATGTAGCCAATTCAGCCACCGACATTACAATTCAAGGGTCTGGTACTCAGCAAGTTGCGGCTTGGAATTTTCTTTTGCCTATGAACGCAGGCCAATATTTTGAATTGGTTTGGGCTGCTGACGATACTAACGTATCTTTGTATCATGAGGTCGCTCAAACATCGCCTTATGCTCATCCTGCAATACCATCGGTCATTATGACCGTTACCCAGGTAAGTTAAAAATGGCAAAAGTTTCACAGATTATTTCCGTCACGGCCCCGATTGGTGGCTGGAATGTGCGCGACCCTTTGCCCATGATGGAGCCGCAATACGGTCCAGTAATGGATAACGTCTTTTGCTTGCCTTCTGAATTGATGGTGCGTAAGGGATATTCGCAATGGGCGACTTTCACAGGCACTGCCAAGTCTTTGCTTGAATACAACCCTTTAACGGGTGGTCAAAAGATTTATGCCGCTGTTGACAATGCTGGCTCTGTGTCAATTTACGACATAAGCACAAAAGGCGCTGTCGGCGCTGCCAAGGTTACTGGCTTAACAAGTGGCAAGTTCAAACAAGCCAGTTTTGCCAACTCAGGCGGCAACTTTTCGTATTACGTCAACGGCGCTGATAACGCTGTTTTGTTTGATGGCACAACTTGGTATTCGGTCACTTCGGTGTCTGCGACTTATGCCATTACAGGACCAAGCGATACGCATTTCAGGGATGTGATTACGCATAAGCGTAGATTGTGGTTTGTACCTAATAGTTCTTTGGCTTGTTGGTATTTGCCAACAGATCAAATTGCTGGTGCTGCTGTTAAGTTTGATTTTTCGCCGATCTTTACCCGTGGCGGCTACATCACAAAGATCAACACTTGGTCGTTGGATGCTGGTACTGGCCTTGATGACTATTTTGTAGTTTTCACCTCTGAAGGTGAAGTGGCTGTATATACAGGCACAGACCCTGCATCGGCTTCTACTTGGTCACTACAAGGTGTTTTCTACATTGGTTCGCCAACAGGCCGTGGTTTCACTTGTAAGTTTGGTGGTGATTTGCTCATCGTGAACAAAGACGGCATTGCTCAAATGTCCAAGTCTTTGATGAGTTCACGGGTTAGCACTTGGCTGCAATTGACTGACAAGATTCAGCCACAACTTGCGCAAGATACGACAACCTATGCTTCTAGCGAAGATTGGGACTTGTTGCTTTATCCTCCGCAAAACATGCTAATGGTCAACATTCCGGTGTCGTCAACCCAGACTTATCAATATGTGATGAACACAATCTCGGGTAGTTGGGCGCGTTGGACGGGTCTAAATGCTCGATGCTGGTACTTTAGCAACGATCAATTGTTCTTTGGCTCAAACGGTTTTGTCGGCTTGGCTTGGGATACTCAGGCTGATAACGGCGCTGAAATTGTGGCTGATATTGTGCCGGCCTATCAAAACTATGGCGGCTCAAGTCAGTTGAAATTTTGGTCTTTGGCTCGTGTTTTGGTTGGCGCAAGTTCTGATTTTTCGTATGGCATCCGTATGGAATTGGACTTCAATTTGAACACCAATGCTTTTTCAACGCCAACAGTCTTGCAGTTGCCAACTGCGATTTATGGTACTTCTACGTATGACAACTCGGTATATGGCGGTCAAATCCAAGTGAAAAAGGTTTGGGCCAATGTGTCTGGGATTGGCTATTGGGGCAGTCTGCATATCAAGATGAAGACCAAATACGCTGATGTGCGTTTGTATTCATACGATTTGACAATTCAGGCAGGGGGAAATATCTAATGCCATCTAGCAGCGCCAAACAACATCGTTTTATGGAGATGGTTGCACATAACCCAGAAGCTGCAAAGCGCGTGGGTGTGCCTCAATCCGTTGGACAAGATTTCGTTCAAGCTGACAAAGGCAAGAAATTTGCAAAAGCCTTGCGCAAACATGGAAATAGTGACAAACCGCAAGGTTGAGCATGGTTTGTGGCTTGCTGAGAAAACAGGCTGCGAACCTTTGCATGGCTGGTGTGAATATATTGGCTTAGAGAAAAACGGGGAAATTGTTGCTGTTTGCGGGTATGACGATTTCAATGTTTCGTCTGTAAGGGCGCATATTGCAATTGAAGGTCGCGTAAATAGGCGGTTTCTTTGGCTGATTTTTCACTATCCGTTTGAGCAATTAGGCGTCAAAAAGATGGTTGCCCCA